AGCAGCGGACCGATTGTATCACCGATACCGGAGATACCACTTGTAAGTGCGTCCCAACCGCTTGCGATCGCGCCAGGGATGCCGCTCACGAAGCTGATCGCATTATCCTTGAGTGTAGTCCAACCTGCATCCAGCAGCGGACCGATTGTATCACCGATACCGGAGATACCACTTGTAAGTGCGTCCCAACCGCCCGACAATGCGCTTGGGATCGACTCTACAGCTTTTGTAGCTGCTCCGCGAATTTTCTCCCAACTTCCTGACCAATCTCCATGGATAAGCCCCATTACAAATTTAATTGCATTTTTAATTCCACTTAAAGCTCCGTTAATGATTCCGGAGATCACGCCCCACACATTGGATAATTTTTCGTGGATTGAGTCCCAGGAAACCGACCAATCCGAGCCAATCAATTTCAAAAATGCATTAACAACTCCGCAAATTGTGGAGCCAAAATTGTTAATTGTAGATTTGATAGACTTCCAGGTTCCGGAAACTATGCCTTTGGCAGCTTCCCAGCATCCGGACCAATCCCCACGAAATACTGATACAAACATTTTTACGATTCCAGATATCATATTTAATGTGGATGCCAGGAAATCAGCTATGTACTGAAAAGCGCCAACAAAAACAGGTGCCAGCAGTTCGCACAATCCATTCCAAACTGCTGATATCACCTGTTTTGTTTTTTGAAATCCAGAACCTAAACTACTCAAAATTGCTTGGAAATCAATTCCAAGGCCACTCAAGGTTGTTTTTATGTTCTGTGTGAAATTTTTAATTGTGTTTACAATTTGATTCCAAATTGCAGTAATTGCAGTTCGGAATCCTTCGTTCGTGTTCCATAGATGAATGAATGCCGCTGTCAGCGCGGCAATTACTGCAATTACAATTCCTGCTGGCGATATGATCGCTTTGAAGATTCCTCCAATTTTAGAAAGCCCACCTTTTGCAAGCACTCCGATTGCGTTTCTCATTCCTCCTGCTGCTGTGACAAAGTTTTTTGCCATTGTTGGGAAGCCTATAATTGCTTGGGATGCGGTTTTGATCTTTCCCCCTACACTTGAAAAAACGCCCAGGAAGCTTGAAACCGCGCCTTTGGCTTGTCCCAGCACAGATGTTAGCTTTGTCGGGAATCCCGTAAAAATTTGTGCCACCGATTTTACTTTGTTTCCAGCGCTAAGAAGTGTTCCCAGTAAGCCCGAAACCGCGCCTTTGGCTTGTCCCAGCACCGGAATTACCTTTTGTGCCGCAAGCGCAATTGGCAACAGCATCGAGGCTGCTTGTGATCCTGATATGGATCCATTTCCAATCCCTTCAAAAATGCTTTTTGCGCTGTTGACTATGCCTTTCCCCGCTGCGCTTATCAGCTTTCCTCCGGCTTCTATCAGTTGAGGCGCTGCTTCTATTAACGCTTGAGATACCGTTCCTATCAAAACGCCTATCGTTTGGAGGATTTCCGGAGCGTTGTTTGATATTCCATCTGCAAGCCCAGTGATCAACCCCGCTATCAATGTCGCGCCAGATTTTATCAGCTGGGGCGCATTTTGAATGATCCCATTTGCCACAACTTTTGCCAGTGTAAGTGCCGTTTCAAGCACTTTAGGTCCTCGCGCTATGAGTCCATCTACGAAGCCTCCGATTGCCTCTGCTCCGCTCGCCATGATATCTGGCAATCCTTCTGCGATTCCATCCGCAAACGAGATAGCTGCATCAATTCCAGTTAGAATTACAGTTGGGAAAAGCTCGAACATGCCTTGCACAAACGCTGAACCTATAGTAGATGCTGCGTTGCCCAGCTGCCCAGCGCTCAGCGAAATGCCTTGTACAAATGATGTTACAAGATCAACACCCATTTGTACAACTTTTGGCGCTACGCCTGTTGCTGCATTTACCGCATCTGCTATAACCTCGCCTACTGCACCAACCATCCCAGATAGTCCGCCTGCATCAAATGCGGCTGCCAGTTTTCCTAGCATTTCTTGCCCCATCTGAACCGCTGATCGTAAGCCAGGATTGATCTCCTTAAAAATGGTTATGTACAAATCTTCGGCTGCCGAGTTAAGGATTGATAAGTCTCCTTTTAAGTTGTCCAGCTGAATGTTATACATCTCTTGGCACGCGCCGACACTATCGTTAATTTTTGTTGTTAGCTCGTCAAAACGGTTTCCCGTTCCATTAACGATTGATGATAGGCCCTCAAAAATCACACCTGCTGACTCTGCATCCATGCCGTATTGCTGCATCATCTGCGATGCAAATTGCTCGCTGCTCATCGTGCTGTCGAAACTATTTGCCATCTCCGAAAGATTGATTCCCAGCTGTGCTAAGCTCTGTCCGTTCTGGGCCAATGATGCGTCTACGATAGTTCCAAGACTCTGCACCGAATCTGCTGTTGCTGCCAGCATTGCTCTCGCGGCTGCAAGATCCGTCTGCTTGAAGATCGTGGACAACACATTGTTTACGTCCGATGCTTTCCATCCGGACATCTGGCGATTCAAATCTCCAAAGATATCTCCCATTGATCGCATGTTACCAGATGCATCATACGCAGCTAATCCAAGTTTTTCAAACAGCGCTGCTGCATCGCTGTTTCGTGGACTTTGCAGCGACAGTATCATGTTTCGCAAATGCGTGCCGCCTTCTGAGGCTTTTATACCATTGTCAGCGAGGATTCCAAGTGCAGCGTTTAGTTCAGTTGTTCCGCCCGCTAATCCTTTAGCGGTTCCACCTACGGCCAGGATTGCTTCTCCCAGCTGTGCAACTGACGTGTTTGATATGGATGCCGTTTTTGCCATCTTGTCCGCAAAAGACTCAAGGTTTGTTTGCGTTGCTTCGATGCCCAGTGCGGACATCGCATCTGTAACCATATCACTGGCAGATGCAAGATCCATAGCGCCTGCACCAGCAAGTCGCAAGACCGTTGGTAAGGCCGCGGCTGCTTTTTCCGCGCTGTATCCGGCGAGCGCGAGGTAATTGAGTCCCTCGGAAGCTTCCGTGGCCGAGAAAGCCGTTTCGCGGCCGCACTGCCTTGCAGCATTCTCAAGTGTTTCGTATGCTGCTGCACCCTCTGCCGTAGTTCGATCAATTAACATTGTCGCTTGTACCTGGCTCATCGACTGCTCGAACGTAGATCCAACATCTATAGCCTTTGAAGTTAATGTGCCTACAGCTGCTACTCCTGCGGCGGTGGCAGCTGCCATTGCTTTTGCCGCTCCGCTAATTCCGCTTTTTACAGCGGAAAAAGCGCTGTTCAGCGAGCTATCAACTTTTCCGCCTATTTTGATTGCTAAGCTCAGCTCTTTGCTCATTGATCGCTGCCACCTCCTTTGCAATGTCGATTAAGTCAAATACTGGCATATCTTCAAGTTCTGTAATGCTTGTATTTGTGATCATAGAAAGGCGGATAGATAACTTTCGTATCTCTCCGCCCTCTGCTGCTCTTATTCCTCGCCGTACAAAAAATTGGTCACTCGATTCTTGACTTTGATGCATTCCTTCGGCGGCAGGTTATAGAAAAACTCAACCGGAAGCTTTGCTGCCTTAGCTGCCATTAAAAATGCATACTCCATTGACATCTCCGGAAGCATACTAACGTCACCTGATCGTGCCAGCGTTTTTGAAGTCATTACCATGTCGCGTCCTGTAAGTGTCTCCAAGCCCGAAAGATCCACTGAATCATAGGATGCATCCTCAAAGTGTACTGTGCGGCCAAACTTTACAATCAGCGGATTCTCTTCCACTTCGCCTACTACCTTCTCAATCTTCTCGGCTTTCTCCTCTGTGTTCATTTCCTCTGCCTTGTTCTTCTCATTCTCTAACATTTACTTGCCCTCCATTCTTTATCAGCACTGGCTGCGCGCCTTCTGCAACAGGTCTTTATCGTTTACCTTGTAAACTACGTTGAGCTTGTCCAGCTCAAACTTTTTCTTGCCGTTTACTTCGATCAGGATATACAAGATCTCCACTTTTACAGATGGCTTCATTGCTGATCCCTGCTTTGCGGATCCCATTGTGAATCCTTTTTTCTTGCCCTTGATCACGATTCTTGATGGCATGAAATCAGTCTTGAAGTTTGCCTGCTCGATTGCCTGGTTGGAGATTCTTAAAGTAAGGTTAATTGAACTGCTCATGTCCATCATTCCAAACATCTGATTATCAACCATTAAAAACGGAATCTCAATTTCTGATGCTCCAAAATGTCCGAGTGTAGGCTCGTCAATTTCGCCCAGGATTCCTGCGCCCGACAGCGTTTCTGTCAACGCATCAAAATCCGGAAGTGTTACTTCATCAGTGAGTCCTACCATCTTGTGTCCGTCTTGATAGCAGTTATATAAGTTAATTTTTGTATTCATTTTTTACTTGCTCCTTTCTTATGCACTAAATGCCTGTGCCAAAATGTCCGGATCAAATTCCAGCTCAAAGCAAATATCTTCGGCAGGTGTCCACGGTGCTAAATGGATTCTAAATACAACTTTTCCGTTCATGATATTTACCGCTGGATTGTCCGCCTCAAGGAATTCAATGTATCCTCCCGCGATCTTGCCCTGCGCTGCCAGGGAATTCATGTGGACATTTTCATCATCAATAATTGCCTGTACCAGTCTGTAGGATGCCAGGTTGTCTACGCGCTGATGATATGTAAGGATAATGTTATTTGATACCCAAGAGAACATTCTGCGGCAGCATAACCATGCGTCCTTCGGATCGCTTGAAGATGGGTATGCCGCAGTTCTGTTGCCCCATGTATGCCATCCGTTAAAGTTAATGCAAGTATTTACGCCATAGCTGTTTACGATATTGGCCTGTTGCTCATCCAGCACCACATCTGTTCCGTCCTCCAGGCAGATGCCAGAAATGGCGATAGCCACATTGGATGGAGACTGGCATGGAACGTCATCGTTGTTTGCATCTGTGTAGGCTGTATAGGCTGCCTTGATCGCTGACATATGATAGATCTTGCTTCCAATCTTTGCGCACGGCCACTCGATATCCAGATGCTCGGAAATCATTGCCGATGCCTCTTTCTGTGTCTTTACGTCTGTGTATTTCTTTGCTCCTGTTTCTGTCGCATCGAGATCCACGATGGCCTCGCATGTAAATGCTCCATTGATTCCGGTACACTTTGCCGCGATTGCTGCTGCAATATTTGGATCTTTGGACCAGCCAGGGCAAACGATCAGGCCAGGTGTAAGCCCTAACTTCGGGAATACCTGGCGAATAACTTCAAGTCCGGTTTCTTCTCCCGTCTCGGCGTTATAGCTTCCGATGATCTCGGTTTTTGTTACCATCTCAGGTGCGATCTTCTTGCCGCTTACCTTGATTGTGTTTCCTCCTGGCTGTGCCAGTACGGAAAGGATTGTGATGATTGCGTTGCCGTCACTGTCGAATGTGATAATGTAATCGTCGTTTTCCAGCTTTGCAGTTCCGTGTTTTACGGTCAGCTTATCCGGAAGAATGCCCTTGATTGTCACTTTTGCCTGTCCGTTTACAACCTGGAATTCCTGCTCATCGAAATCTTTAACGTGCTTTTTAGGATCTAACACATTGATCAGTACAATTGGCGCTACGTTAGTAACGCGGAATGATGCATCTATACTCTCGCAGATGTTATAATTTGCGAAATCGTCATTGTATCCCACAGCTGCGCTTGCTTCCGCGAAGCTATATGCAAGCATCGGTGTATTTGTGCAGCTGTATGGATCGTCCGCCATATTTACTGGCGCTACTCCAACTACTACCTGTAGTCCTGCGGTACCTGTGATTGGTGTTGTCAGGCTTGTCGGGTTTTCAAGCGTTCTGACTCCGTGATTATATGCCATTGTTCTTTCCTCCTTATCTATCCTTTACTGCCTTGTATGCCAACTTGTACAGCATACTGTATGTGCCATCTGGCAGCGTTACCGCTCGTGCAACCTCTGCGTAGCGCGATACCGGAACGATCAGCCCTTTGATTGCTGGAACCTCTTTGATTCTTTCTGCCAAAAAATTTGGCAAAGTACCATTTTTGAATACTTTGCCATGATTGATATTGATATCTTTGATATCCGGTCCCAAGTATACGGTGTCTTCTGCCTGTTCCTCTGCCTCCGGTGCTTCTGCCTCGGTTTTTGTTTCTACGTTTTCACTTTTATTTTCTTCTGTTTCTGACACCAGTTCTTCGGGTGCCAGCTCGTCCGAAAGTGCCGCCGTGATCGGCTTTGATGCAATCACAACCGTTTCATTTGCGGTTTCTTTCTTTCTGCTCATGCGTACCTGTCCTCCCTTCTTATGGCTGCGGTTAAAAAGTTCATTGATAATGATCCAAAGTTATACGGGTAACTTTCTTCATCCTGCATTGCCCAGTCCATGTCCGAGATGCATTCAAACTTCCCATTTAGGATCGGGTTTGAAAAGAAGCGTTGCCGAATTGTTTCGATCATGTGTAAGATATCTAAGTATCCTGCATTGTTTTCATCCGGATCATATATCCCAAAGATCAGCACGATATTTACAGCCTGCTCGGCGCTTGGATTCTTAATTTTCCCCTCGCTTATCCGTACTATGATGTATGGAAATACTTGATCCGCTGTATATGTATCGGCTTTTCCCTGTTCGATCATTTCCGGCGTGATTTCGTCTTGCTGGGTGCCGGTGATCGAAACCGGAACCCATTGCTTAAACACATTCAAATGTGCGCGCTTCGGTTCTTCTCCATCTCGCAACGGCGGCGTTAAAAATGTCTGTTCTTTAAAAAGTCTCTCTAACTCCGCTTTCAGATCTTCTTGCAAAAATTGCGGTGTTGATTCTCTCATCGTTTACTCTCCCAGCACTCTTTTTATCTGGCCTTCGATATTTTTCTGTAGGTTTTCTTTGATTTTGGGTTCTACTACTCCAAAAACTCGGTATTCATTGCCGATCATCTTCGGGATGCTATTGCTGTACAGCTGCTTTATTGGCAACCTGGCACTTCCTGTTCGCTGGAAAAGTCCCACATGTACTTTCCCAGCGCCTCCGGCAGTAACGCTTGTCCTAAAGGCTTTTATGTTGCCTTTTTGCAGCGGCTTCATCTTGCCTTTTTTTAATACCTTGGCCGTTTCTCCGACTCCTTCCTGCTTCTTTGTCCGGAAGTAGGTCAGCGGCAAAGGCTTGCCCTCTGTTTTGATGATTGCCACCAAATCTCGTGGAACTGCCTTTTTGATCGTCATCGCTTTGTTAAAGCTGCCCGCCTTAACGGTATAAGTATCTTGTGCCTTTCGGCGTAGATCTGTTCTCGCCTGCTTTGCAGTGTTGTTCAGCGCATCTTTCAGTACCTTTGGCGTTTGGCTTTTCATATCTCCAAGTTTGTTTTCTACCATTCGTACTGTATTTTCGGTGAATTCAAAATTTATCATCCTTTATTCATCTCCAGCGTTATCGAGTACACTCCGTACTCATTTACTGCCTCCTGCACCAGATACTCTTTTTCGTCTAATTTTAGCTTAGAGCGGATTGCTGGAAGCATTCCAAAATCTACGCCACGAACATATATCAATATAGTTCGTGTATATACGCCATCCATATTGGATTTCATTCTTTTTTCGCGTTCGATCAGCTCGTTTTCATCTACGATTACTGGCATTTCTTTGCCGTTAATTTTGTGCAAATCCGCAAATTCTGCCAAATTCAAAAACGTGTTTGCTACATCTTTTCGGGCAGCTTCTTTGAAGGATATCATAATACTTTTCCCACGTACCAGCTGTCTACTTCGTGCGGTACGCTCAGCGGGGCAGAGGAAAGCTGTAATGTTCTTTTTACTGGTCTTCTCGTTACCCAAGAATCCGGAACGTACTTGCCTTCCACGGTTCTAATCTTTTCTGTCTTCGGATCTCCCAGTGTGATCGCACCGTAATACATGGAGTAATTGGCCTTGGTTGAGAGCATTGCTAGGGTTCCGTCTGGCACTAACGGCTTATCTTCTGGCTTTTTTTCGTTCGTCCAGTCGTCCAGATACCACTCGTTATAGGTGTAGATATCCACATTGATTTTGTGCAATGTTCCGACATAAGAAAGGCCGTCAGGAAGCTGCTTTGGTCTGATTACTGCCAAATCATAATTTCTTGTATCAAGTAGTTTTTGCACTTTCTCGTTTCCAAGGAATGCACTAACTACATCATCTGCCATAACGCATATATCGCAGTTTGTAAATCCATTCTTCTGTACAGCCTTGTGCCAGCGCTCTAAGTCTCCGATCGGGTCAGCGTCTGGTTTGTTCCATTGCTTGTCTGCTGCAAGCTTTTCGTAATTGGTAAAATTAAAGTCAATTACTTCATTTACGCCTTTTCCAATGATCGGAATTTTACCTGTAAAAATTGTCTGCGCACACATCAACTCTTCTCGGCGTGTGATCTGGCTTCTCAAATCAATCATGTCGCGTGCAAGCTTTAATGTCGCTCTTTCTGCTGGTGTTCTTGCTGATATTAAGCTTTCTCCTGGTAATCTGGCCATCAGATCCCCTGCGGTTGTGATCTTCTCCGGCGATACCAGCGGCGGTGTGTATGTCTTGGTTTTGTATCCGGTATTTGGCACCACCTGGCCGCCGATAACGCGGCTTACATACGGTGCAACTTTTCTGCTTCCCTTCACAAAATCAACGTCAACGGATTCTGTCGGGAAAGTTTCCTCATTCTTAAAAAATGTACTGCGGAAAAAGGTCCGCACTGGTGGTAGTTTCTCCACGATTCTGCCCATGGTACGTGGCAGATAAATGCTTACTTCGTTTGGCATCGTTTTTCCTCCTTAGCGCAAGAAAATTGACTTGCTTCTTAAAATTTCTTTGATTGCGTCTACTGTAACTTCGCTTGGAAGTACCAGCGCATCGGCAAAAAATTCGCCAGTCTGGTAAAAGACACACGGTTCTCCCTCTGCTGCATCCATAGCAGCAATTCCAGTTAATTGCTGCACTGTTGCTTTTGTTACTGGTGCAATTTTTCCGGAATCGTCCAGTATTACTGGCATTCTCTCTTTAATTTCTCCGGCCGCTTCTCCTGTATCTGTCATTGTTGGGAAGTCTCCGGCAAAAAAGTTAATTGGTGCGTATTCTCGTTCTACAACACTGTACTGTCCCATTTTTAACCTCCTGTTGCTTACTGATCCAGCATCTCCGGCAACTTATTGATTGCGTTTAAAAACGGGTCCTCCTCGCGTTTTCCCGTTTCGTCTGCCTCTGCGTCTACGTTGCCGACATTGCTGTTTCTCACGTCTTCATCTCGATTTTTCAAGTAGTTCTGTCCCTGCTCTTTCTGCTTCGCAAGGATTTTTACAGCCACTTTTTCTGCTGATACCGGATTTGCAAACATCGCATCTTCTACGATGTCTTCATATCCTTCCGGAACGGTATCTTTGATGTCCTTGATTCTCTGTCTTTCTTCTGCTCTTGCAGCGTTTTCCAGCTCCGCTGTTAATGCTGGATATGCAGTTTTTAACGCCTCAATCGTTGTGATTTCCATCGTTTTTCCCTCCTTGTTATCTACATGTGATGGTTTTGTGCCTTGTTTGCTTTTCTGCGTGATGGTCAGGTTTTGGATGTTAGGGCTTGTCTTGTACTGCGACATGTCGATTGGCACAGAATTTACAACAATTTTCTTCTGATTCTCTACGACCGTGTTTACTTCCTCGAAAAGTAGCTCATCGCAAAAACCTTCATTTACAGCTTCGTCTCCTGTCCACCAGCGCTCCTCTGACATCATGCTTGATATTTCATCCGCAGCTTTCCCCGTCTTCATCGCGTAGGTATTTACAATGGAATTTTTGATCACTCGCAGCTCTGCTGCAAGCTTGTCGAACTCCTCTGCCGTATAACTGTCGTAAACCGTCATGCTCGGATCGTGGATCATGAACACACCATTTCTTGCGATTTTGATTGTGTCTCCTGCCATCGCAATGATTGTTGCTGCACTTGCTGCCCATCCATCTACCTTCACGGTGATTTTTGCACTGTGATCTTTTAATCGCGTAAAAATGGCATTTGCAGCAAATACATCGCCGCCGCCGGAATTGATGCGAACAACAATTTCTGGAACGTCTCCGAGCTCTGCCAATTCCTTGTTAAATGTGGTTGGTGTTACTCGATCTTCCCACCAACTCTGGTAGCTCGATATCGGTCCATATAGCAAAAGCTCTGGTGGCGTTGTTGCGGTTCCTGGGACAAAGTTCCAAAACTTATTCTTCTGTTCGCTATTTTCTTTCTGATTCTGTGGCAACTTTTCTCACCTCTCTTAATTGTTTTTCCTCCTGTAGCAGCTGGTTGCAATTTCCGTAGAAGTCTCCACCTGTCATTTCCATCGTCTCGTCTGACCGCGTTGAAAATCCATTTGCCACGCGCGTTACCGCCGCATTGACTTCTTGCACCGGATTGAGCAAGCCCCTTGCAGGGCCATTCCATTTTGCTTTGCAGTACGCTTTGTGCATAAGTGGATCCGAGAAAAATCCTGGTGCCGCAATCCTTCCTTTTGCCACTGCCTCTGCCAACCATTCTTCGTAGATTGGCTGGCAAAAGTCGTTCGTCATCCAAGCACGGTACATTTTAAACATCTTCCAGGCTTCCTCTAACGCACCTCTGCTGGCGGAATAGCTGCTGTTAAAACTTTTCATAAGCAGTTCATAGGGTATCTCCAATGATGCTCCTATTTGCCTACATATTGCCTCTACGAAGCCGTTAAAATTGGCATTGGGTCTTCCCGGATTGATGTCATGGGCTTTTTCACCTTCTCCAAGATCTACAATCGCTCCTGGCGCAAGTTCTAGCGTGGTTTCATCTTCTGCGTCCACCTGTACTTCCTCTGGCAGTGTACTTCCAATCGGATCGTCTTCGCTGCTGTTTTCTTTTTCGATGAAGACAGTGAACATACCGCTTACTACTGCGGCTACCAGTTCTGCATCTGTATAGCGGCTGATCTGCTTCAATGCCTCGATTACTGGTGCCAGGAACGGTACACCTCTGCGCTGGTCAATTCTTTCTCGTGCCATAAGATGCAACACATTCTTTCTTCCGGTCTTTTTTCCGTAAGCTTCTACGCGCTGCCATTCATATGTCTCGTTTGCATATGATAGCGGATGATGCTTCGAGAAGTGATAGGCTACCACTTCTCCATCTTTGTCTACTTCTACGCCTCCGACAATCTGGTTATCGTATGTATCGCAGTTATCAGGGCTTGAAAGCCGATCTGCTTCGATCAGCTGTACCCTGAGATCGTATGGCTGATTGATCCGTTTCTTGGTTGGCAGTAAAACCAATGTATCTCCGGAGGCGAGCCAATTCACAAAAGCGAGTTGCTGTAGCTCGTAAAAATTATCGAGACGTGCCATATCGCAATCAGTGCTTTCCGCCCACACTGCCCATTCGCGCTCAATCTGTTTTTCAAGTTTTTGTGCTTGTTCTGCTGAAAGGCCGAGTGCTTCCTTGTCTACCATCGGTTTCAGCATCAGCCCTCGACCGATCACATTAGTTCGCATCGTTTTTACTGCTCCATTTGCAATCGGCGCGCCCATGTACAAGTCTCTTGATCGCTGGCGAAGCACTGAAAGGTTATCGTTGATGTCTTCTCTTGCGGATCCGCCTGCATAGTTCCATCCAACCATTGATTTTTTGGTTGTACTAGCTCCATAATTGCCATATCCACTGGCAAGTATCTCTGCTTGTTTTCTCGCAGCGATTCTTTTCAATCCTTTTTCTGGCGATATTGCCATTACTATGCTGTCGATTCCGTTCGTTAATATGCTCACCTTTCTCGCCTCCTTTTTTGTGCATGAAAAAAGCACCCTCTCAGGTGCTTCTCTTTCTCTTTGCTCACTTTTCCACGATGCCATTTTAGCATGTCTTTTCGTGTAATAGCGTGCAATTTTCTCGATTTTCGTGCAATCGCGGGCAATTATCATAAATCTCTCGGAACTACTCTTCGCACTTTATTCCTTCCGTGATTTTTTGCCGCATTTTCCAATGCATTCACTTTGTTATCCCAGTATTTAATTCGATTCCCGATTTCTGTAAGGTTCGCCCTTGTTAATGTTCTGCTTCCGATCTTGTAGCTTTGGCCTGCTGCTATCATCTCCTCTGCTTCTAGCCACGTTTCCAGATGCTTCCTAGCTATTTCAAGTGTTATTCCTGCCATCATATTCCTCCATTGCTTCTGCGTTTACGTTTTTTCTTTGCGATTTGTTGCGCAGTGTTATCTTCTTGCTGTTTTTTTAGCGGCAAACCTGTGATCTCGATTGCTGCCGTTGCGTAGTTTCTACAGTCAAGTGCCTCGTTTCGTTTATGTATGCCTTTATCTTTTAATTCCCAAGCAAAATAAGGCCGTCCCATTTTGTATCGCAATACCTTTTTTTCCGATGTCAGCCCTTCAAAGAATTTTTTGTCATATCCTCTGCCGTCTTCTTTTGGAAAATGGCAGTAACCAGGACCGGGAACCTCGATCTTTAGTCGATCCATAAGCCAACTCTTTCCGGTGTCGACTCCAATCGTAAAAAGGTATGCTTTTTCTCTGTTATTTTTTGTTGGCTTTTGGATGTACGCTGCTGCGCTGTCGTTCGAGCCTTTGATTGCAAAGACTTTTCGATTAAAGCGCGGCTTGCAGAACTTGTATACTTGATTTGCTCGATGTCCTCCACTATCCATGCACGCGCAAACAATCTTCAAGAGTGTTCCATTTGCTTTCGCAAATGATTGCATCAAAAAAGTGTCTAAGTCTTGCCATACTGGATCAGCCATGTTGCTTGTATCTCCATACAATACTGCATACTTAATCCCCCAGCTCTCGTACTCCGGTCCCCAACCTACTACCTCGACCTCAAATCTATCATCCTGTGTGTCTATTCCGGCCGTGATATACATTACATCTTCCGGAACTTCACAGCTATATAGTTCTTTTCGATCTTCCAGGCTGCTTTCGTCCAGCTGCTCTCCATCCTCCTCCCAAGTCTCTCCCAGCTCGGTATTAGTCCATACCTTCAGCAACTCCACGTTGCCTTTTTTCTTTTCTGCATTGGCCACCAAAAATTTTTCTACAACTGACCTCCACGTTGCCAGTGTGCTGGCTAACGTGTTTAGATGGAATCCTCTGACTGGATTTTCTGGATCCTCGTGGACGAAATGCCCATCAATGAAATGTTCTTTCCATTCGACTTCTGACGAGATTGCACCGCATTTCTCACAAGCATATTGAATTTCCGATAGATCTTCTGAATCAAAAATTACATTTGCCCACTTTAGCGGTTGCAATGCTCCGCAGTGCGGACAAGGCACATTCCATTCCCCCTTGCTGCTGTTCTCGTATTCCACTTCGATGCGTGATAGCCCTTTAATTGTTGGCGTTGATACATCCACCTCTTTCTGATTCCAAAAAGTTGTGAGGCGCTTCGCTGCTAAAAAAAGTGGATCTCCCTCGCTTCCAGCTGTTGCCGGATATCTATCAATTTCATCGGCCAGTAAAACTCTGATTGGCCTCGATGCCAGGGAAGATGGGCTATTTGCTCCAACCATGGTTACATGTCCGCCAGGAAAGATTTTTTGCATAATCGTATTTCCACTATTTCTGCTCTTGTCGTTAATTCTTTCGGCGATCACTAGTGTATCTCTGATCATTGGCGTCAATCTATCCTTACTGAATGCCTCTGCCATTGCGATTGTCGGTTGCAGCACCATGATAGGCGAAGGCTCATAGTGGACATAGTATCCTATCGGATTCAAAATCATAGCATCCGTTTTTCCTACCTGGGCGGCTGACATAACTACCACTTTTTTGATTCCAATATCGGTTATCGCATCCATGATTTCTCTCTGATACGGCGCTTTTGACGTTCGCCATCTTCCTGGCTCGGCTGATGCCTCTGAAGATAGCCGTCTGTAGGTATCTGCCCATTCTGACAAGCTTAGATCTGGCGGCGGCTCAAGCGTTTTTAGTATCTTCCGAAACAGTGTTTTTGTCTGCTCCTGCATCTTCTCCCCCTCCGAATAGTGTGTCATAGTCTGCTAGTTCTTCTAATGCTTCATCAATTCCAGCCTTTAGCAACTTAAAAATTTCTGTTTGATTCGTTTTTTTTGCAAGTAATGGTGCTTGCTTTGCTGGGATGGCCATCAATCGCGTTTTGAACCGGATCAGCATATCCGTAATCAGTTGCTCTATGTCCTCGGCGCTGTGTAGCTCGTTTTTTCTCATTTGCAGTTCAAGCTCTTGGCTCTCTCTCTTTGCTCGCATCAGTTTTGCGCGTTCTGTGTTGTAATCCACTTTTTCTTCTGCATCCGGATTGCTTTTGCGCAGAAAATTTATGTACTGCTTCGTAACCTCTCCAAGTTCGTATAGTCCTGGCCTATATTCTTTTATGATTCCCTTGTCCCGCAAGCTGCGCACGTTCCTTTCCGACATGTCCAGTCGGCGTGCTATCGCTGCGGAAGTGTACAGCTTCACTTTTTTCTACACCCCCTCTAAAAATTATCCGGCTTTTCCGGAACTCAAAAAAATCCTATTTTCGCTAGCCAAGGTTTGCGCTTTCCGCGACCCGCAAGGCTTATTTTTTCGTGAAAGAACCTACTCACCCTCCGGCAAAAAATCTACGATCTCCTCTGTGTTTTCGTCAGCAATTTCGATTTCACCCGTTAAGCGCTGCACTGCCAGCTCATACTTGAGCCGTTCAAGCTGCAAGCGCTTGTCCTCTATCTCATACGACTTCATGCTGTCGATTGCCTTTAGGATCCTTCCATCAAGCTTTGTTAACTCTGTCTGTATCTTCATTGCTCGGTCAAATGGTGATGACTTGATAACCGTCTTCATCGCTGTCTTCAGCTGCTCTGCGGCCTCTGCTGGCTCTGGATCAGCTACGCTGCTCTCTATGCCTGCGACCTCTCGCGCTTGTTGCTCCTCTAATGATGCAGGTACGATCATGTGTACAATCTTGTCTACATAGAATTGTGTCTTGGGATTTTCCTGTGCGTCTGTATATTTTACAAGCTGTTGCCGCAGGTATTCTCTGCGGATCAGCAATGTCTTCAGTTCGTCTTGCAAATGCTTCATGCTCCCGCCTGATAAATTCTTGATGGCCTCTGCCGTGGCTTCTGGCACATCTGCATACCCTGCTTGCACATACGCACCATGCGTTACCGCATTCCGGTTGCCTCTCTTCTTTGGTGTTTTTCCTGCCGCATTCTTGTTGCCCAGCTGCCCGCCCTTTTTCTTTGGCTGCTGTTTCAGCACCTCTTCCCACTTGTCTTCGCACTTCCACTTGCTGATTGTTTTCTTTGGCACCCCAGCAAGGTTTGCAAGTTCTTCGATTGTGATCTTGCCTTTCTTATCCAGGTATCGCCTTAGAGATTCAGCCCTCTGCGGGTTTGCTTTCCTGGCCATGCTTTCCCTCCTTTCGTTCGTTTTACCAGTCCCCGGCTCTTGGCTTTTAGGGAACTGATAAAATTATCTGCTTTTTAAAAATTATATTTCCATTTGTTTTGGCTGCTTTTCTGCTAAAATTATACCATTATTTTTCGTGCAATCGCGGGCAGTCTTTATTCTTTAATTTCAAAATTTGCAATTATACAATTGTTCCCGAAATTTTCGGCCAACTGATCCAGTGCGTTGTCTCGGATATTTTTGCACTGCCTTTCCGAGTAATGTAATTCGTCTGCAATTCGCACCCATTTTAACTTTTTAAAGTAAAACATCATGATTGTTTGCTTTTGCTTTAATGGCAAACGCAACACTTCTTTTACAATTTCGCACTTAAATTTCTGTAGCTGTGCGATCTTTTCTGTATAATTTCGGATATCTTTTCTTACAAAATCCGGTATATTCATAGCTGTTTTCTCAGTTGGATTTGATAGATGGTTCTTACCTTTTGGCATACCATCATAGCTAATCCCACTCGAAGTATCATAGCACTGCTCAAGCTCCTTGATCAGCCCGCGCAGTGTTCTTACTTCTCCCTCAATTTCTGTGCTGTACTCCAGCGCCTTGATTACCTGGCTCTTTTCTACTTTTCTTTTTTCCATCCATCCACCTTTCTGCATATACACTGCAAGGGCAATCGCTTTTTCAGCGTTGCCCTGTCGTTTTTATGTTTTTTAGTTATCGTGATTGGTTAATCCAATTATACAATAGTTATCGTCCAGTCCGCCTGCATCCTCCCATACATACGCTATCTTTGCGATTATCTTTCTTCCGGTTGTGATTCCGTTTCTGTGCTCTTCCAGTATGATTCCTGCTCCTTGCTTTAAAAACCTTTGTTTTTTCAGCAGCAGGAACGTAAGCACACCGCTGGTAATTTCTTCGTAGTGTCTCGGCGGAATTTTTATGCTGTGATCCTGATCGTCCTCAGCATTTTGGTTCTCTGTTTGGCTATTGTCCGCAGGCTCTTTGCTTTGATCTGATAGCTTTCTTTTTGTTTCTCGATCTATCTTGTCTTGTTCTTCCTCGTATTTTTGTTCTTCTGTTTTGTACGCCTCTGCTTTGCTTAGATAACTGTCGCACCTTTGGATCGTTGATTTCTTTTCGTGGCAATCTTCATAGTTCGCGCACTGGTAGCAGATTGATACGATTTCTTCCGGATGTGGCTCCTTATACGGCGTAGGCTCCAACTGGTTAAACTCGGTGTTGTCTTCCTTTGCCTCTTCGCCTTCCGATTCATCAGGCGCTTTCTCTGGCTTTTCCGCCTCCTGCTTTAGCGCGCGTACATCCGGAAGGCTCAGCCCTCCATCGTTTTCAATTTTCTCTGCTGCCTTTGCTTGCAGATCTTCTGGCAATCCGCAAGCCTCTGCTGCTACAGAAAATCCAATTCGATTTTCCTTAAATTCCAGCATCAATTCTGGAATTAAATGGTTGTATATGGCCTTGTATCTTCCAAGCTGTGCTTCTGATACTCCCACGATTTCCTCAAGCACTGCTCTTGTTCTTCCTTTTAGGCCATATTCTTTTTTCAGTTCCTTTGCCAGCTCCTCTGCTTCAATCGCCTCCTGCATCTTTTCCCAGTCGGTTTTATCACGGAAGCGGTTTGCCATGATCAGTGCCAGTCGATCTCGCACGTCCTCATCTTTAAAAACGCATGGGACATATCTGCGTTCCTCGTTCCCTTCGTTCAGCAGTGCCAGAACTGCAAGCCTTCTCCTGTGTCCTGCAATTACTCTGTATTTCCCGTTCTGCGGCCTTTTTACAAGCAACGGCTGTAATACTCCCACCAACTCAATCGAGCGCTTCAGATCATCGTCCACATGGTAAAAGTTGTCCTTTGATGGAATCAAGTCGTATACATCAATGTAGGCGATTTGTCCGGCAGGGTGGCTGCTCTGTTTCTGATCACCTGGCGCTTTCTCAATCTGCTCTTGCTGCTCCTGTGCCAGCTCTTTTGATCTTGCGTTCAATAGCTCGGTTAGATTAAATTTCCCCATTTTGCTTTCCTCCAAAATGTGTCCAACTTGGACACATTTCTAAATACTCGTCTACCAGATTCTTGTAGTCGTAGGCCGCTCCGCATCTGCTGGAGTAGATGATGATCGGTTCTCGTTCAAAAGTAGATGGCTTCATCTTGGCGGTTCTTCTGATATGTGTCTTAAAAACTGGATACTCTCCACTCGCTCTCAAGAACGCTTCGCCCTGCTGATCTGCTTCGTTGGTTCTGTCGTATTGCGTCACAAAGCATCCACACAATCTTAACTTTGGATTCAGATCCTCTTTTGTATTTTGGATCTGTTCTTTCAGCTCTTTTAATCCATCCATTGCAAAATCGTCAATTGTGATCGGGATCATCACGTCATCTGATGCAACCATTGCATTGATCGTGCTAATGTTGATATCTGGTGCGTTGTCGATGATGCAACAATCATATAAGTCATCTACCTGCTGTAAGGCTTTCTTTAAACGAGTCTGCTGCGGGCGCTGCTGATCGAGCATTACTGCAAGATTTGCAGTCAGCAGGCTCATGTTTGCTGTGATGATATCCAAGTTCTCAAAATCTGTCTTCTGGATGATCTTCTGCATATCTGGTACGCGTTCCGTCATGATCTCGGACATTCCCTCGTGATCGTAATTGTGGCGATTCATAAATTTACTTGCGTTTCCCTGCTTGTCGTTATCTACAAGCAGTACTCTTGCTCCATGGACCGCCGCCAGGATGTGCGCGATATTGATGCTTGATGTTGTTTTTGCAACTCCACCTTTTAAGTTGATGATTGATAATGTCTGCATTTTGCTCCTCCTGTATCTGGTATGATTTTGTTTACTGTATTTCCATGTACGCTTTCAGCGTTTCAATGGCCTCCTCTGCCCCATAGCAGATCACTGCTTTATAGCCCTGCTCTTGCAGTTGCTCCAACCACCACTTTTGCTTCTCAGATGCTTTGTTTTTCCCAAATTTCATCTCGATGTACAGTCCGTGATAACCGTTCCTGGCTACTGGCAATGCCAGATCTGGCACGCCTGCTTTTACACCCTGGCGCTTTAAATTCGCGGCCTCAATCTCGTTTCTGCTTCCTCCATTTGGCACATGGTATAGCAGATTTAATTCCGGATGCCTGATAGCAACGTAACTGCACCAAAGCATCACTTGCTCTTGCTCTGTAGCTTCGCTGCACTTTCTACTCTGCATCCTGCTGTAATATCCCATTACTTTGTTACCTCCTTCTCTTCTCGGATCCCCATTCCAGATGCCCGAAAATCGCTTCAAACTCTGATACAAACCCGTTTTTTGTTATCACTCTTACGGTAAACCAGATATTTCTATCAGTATCCTCATGCAAATCGTACAGCCTGTTTCTCCACTTTACAGTGCCGATCTGTTCTGCCTTTAGATGAGCCTTTCCGTGACCTGCTCGTGATTCATAGCTATATGCTTGTTTTAATTTTTCTTTCAATTCTTCTTTTGTGTAGGCTCCCATTCTTTTTGTTCACCTCTGCCTTACTTTTTATGTAATTTATCCACATTACCCACAAGGTTATCCACATTTCTTTCCTTTGTCTGGCTTCTGCTCCTTTTCCTGCTTTTTCCACATCTTCAAGTAGATATGCCACCCCGTTTCCTCATGATACTCTGACTTGATTTCTCGGATTTCGTACCTTGGAAACTGCTTCTCGAAAAACTCTTGTCCGGAGTCTGCTGCCTTTGCCAGTTGCTCTATTTTGCTCCTTCTGTACTTGTGATCTGCCGCAGGCTGCTGGATCGGGCGCTTTAGGTTTCTGCTGCTGCTCCAGCGCTTTTTTCCCTGCGGGTTTTTAACCAGGTACTTACACAGTGCTTCAATGCCATTTTCATTCGTCTGGATGCGGTCTGCATTCACGTAGCCCAACTCCTGCACATTTCTTATGTATCCCGCTGGGTCTTTCTGGTATTTCTTCCAGTTGATCTTCTCAGCAGTCCACATCATTTCCACCTCATTTCGGTCCATCCCCCCATTTATGATTATGTGATGATGGATCCTGATCGGCTTTTCTTTTTTCTCGTCTCCCTTTTTGTAGCCATACTCGGTTACAAGTATGTACTTTAACGGCTCCAGTCCCAGTTTCTCTCTCCGGTATGCGATTCGCCTCAAGTAGTTGCCTACAATCCGCTCTGCCTCCTCTGGTGTCTCCGGAAGGTTCTCCTGCGCATATGTAGCTGATACGTGCAGGTCCCCGTATCCAAAGTTCCCATTGCCCAGCTGCACCAGGTACCTTTTACTGTTTTTGTCGTTGAGGTTGCGCTGCTTCGGCTCAGTCATCTTCTTGCGCTTTCCTCTCTTGCCTCTTACAGCTCTCTCTGCATCTGCGGTCCTTGGGATTATGTCCACTTCTCTGTATGTGCCACAATCCACTTTCTTTTCTCGGTAAAACATTAGCTATCCTCCCTTTCCCTGAGAAGGTAACGGAAGGCAGCTGCTGCCACCTGGCATTCAGTCACTCGCACACTATAACACCGTATTTTCTTTCTATCGTAGGAATGTTAATACCCAATACAAGCCCGTTAAGCGGATACTTCCGCCATCTTTTTAGACTTTCTATCTCGTTGTACTTGCACTCCTTTTTGGACCATGCTATAATGTATTTGGTTCGTGATCGAACCTTTTGCTTGCAGAAAGCCCTTGCATCTTGTGCCATCAACACATGCAAGGGCTTTTCTCGTTCCCTTCTAGTTGTTCTAAGTTTATAGTTTCATTCAACCGCAAGTGTGCGGTTGATATTGCCATAATTATGCGATTACACAAGCTGGGGCGAAGCGAATCGCGTAGATCGCGTTGCTGCCGTGGACATGGCCGCTCGCGTAGACGCACCACGTATAGCACGCATAGCCGCGACTCGCACTGCGCAAAAAGTGCCAGTCTGTCTCGCCTTCCAGGTCAACTTTGATACGATCTTTCTCTGTCTGAAATGCCGGATAACCTCCTTCGACTTCATCCAACGACAACAAGAAAAATCTATCTACAGTTGGTACGTCTCCTTCTGTTTCCTTTTCAACCAGCGCTGTATATCTCTTCATATCCTCTGCATATCGCGCAATGAACTCATCGCTGTTGAGGTACTTGCGAATGCTGCTCGTACTCCAAAGATTCTTTCCATCCTCATCAAATGGCTTTGGCTCTCCGATCAGGCGGACAGGCTGTAATGTAATGCTGTGCTTCAAGGACTTATCAACAAGATTTTCTGCATCAATGGCGATAACTTCGTGCAGTTCTTCTCTTCCATCGAATGTGAGTACGATCTTGTCATGTGTGTGCAGCTGCTTGGCAGCTTCTCCGCTTCTGATCATTGCCTGCAACTCTTCCATTGGCATCTTGTATGTGTTTTCATGGCTAATGATATAATTTTTAATTTCTTCCATTTCTTCTTTTCCTCCCTGTTGTGGTTGTGATTCTTTTCTTTCTTTTTCCTGCGGCGCGCTGTGCAGTCAGCGCTTTTGCTGTTGTCACTGCCATGCTTGCAGGATCCGGCTGCTCGATCAGCTCATTTGCGTTGTAGTAGCTTTTTGCGATCTCTTCCATTCCGGTGCTTGCCACGCAAAATGAGGCACCAAGCTGCCCAAAGAACTTTGAAATTGCATGAAACGCAGTTCCTATTGCTTTGGTTGCCGTCTGACACATATAATCTACTGCTTTCATCAGGCCTTCTGTTTCTTTGGTTTCTTGTCCCGGCATTTCCTGCTTTAATTCTTTCGGTCTTGCCTCCTTTGGTTGGCGCTTAGGCGGATTGTGGCCATGCAGCTTCTTGTATAGCTTCTTTTTCTGTCTCTTGTTCATTTTTTCTTCCTTTCCTCCTACTTTTCTATTGACTTATTCTTTCAAATAGAATACTATAGGTGTCTCTGGGAAAGGCTTCTTTTTACTGCCGCTGATCGTTACCGATCGGCGGTTTTTCTATGCCTCTTGAGGCTTTGCTTTTCGCTTTCGTTTCCGTGCCTGGAACTGAAATGAAGAATATGACATGCCGCAAGCTCTTGCTGCATTTGCCATTGAAATATCGCCTTCTTTCCATTTCTGATACATCTTTTCAAAATTCTCCGGAAGTGGACGTGAGATCTCTTTTCTGGTTTCTCCTCGCTGTTCTAACATCTCTTTTCCATACTTCAAGAAAGTCATATCCGTAACACCTAGCTTCTCAGCTCCAGCAGCTGCCGAAATCCTTCCATCTCTCCACTGTATATACAGTTCTTCGCTCAATACTGCTTTTCTTTGGGCTGGCCGTTTTTGCTTAGGCTTTTGCTCTGATAGTGGCTGCTTTATTTTTTCCGTTTTTGTTGCTTCTTCCTTATTATCTTTTGATACTATATCGGTTTCAAATGTGTCCTTTTCCCAATGTAGCCAATTTCGATACATCGGCTGGTCTTCAATTCTCGTTTCGTGCAATGCTGCACACGCTAATTTTATGCGCCCTTCCGCCTGCTGAATAGCTTCAGCCAGCGTGCGAAATGCAACTGTTCCAAAATCATTTTCTTTCCAATAGAACATCCTGTTAGCGTCTGTGATCTTTCCGACATCGCGGCGGATCAGCTCGCTTGCCCATCCGATTGTTGCGGATCCTGCCTTAGATCGCCAGGTATACTTATCCACTATCACGGACTCTACAACCTCGTATCCCCAGCACTTGAATCCTTCTATATCTTTCTTCCTCATTTCGTAGGAATCCAATCTGAACTCGCATACATGGTATACGTGATCACCTGCCTGTGGCTTCCATCTTTCCATGCTCTCTTCCTTTCTCTATTCTTCCTCTGCCTTTTGCTCTGGCATATACTTTTCTGCTTTGCCCTCGTATAACGGAATATCGTTAATTGTAATTTTTCTGACTATGTATACCTTATCGTACTGCTGAATGTCTGCCTTTAGTTTGTATCCAATTTCCTCTGCAATTTCTATATGTGCAGTTAGCTTTCCTTTATGGAGATAATTGGTATAGAGCAAACTCTGTTTTGCCGCTTCATTCATCGTTACTGCATCAGAAATGATACGACATTTCAACGTCTCCAGATACTTTCCTGTGACCAGTGTATCTACTGTCAGGCGATTCTCTACTTTGGGTGGAGCCACATGAAAAGTAAAGTCAATTTCTGCTGGATTATCGCTCTGTACTCTGCTAATACTGCTTACAACGCAAACTCCATGTGTGCGCTCATAACTCTGTAAGCGTTCTATGATTTCTCTGGTAGTAACCATATTTCTTTTCACCTCTTTCTAAATGACATATTTCTTGTGAGCCTGTGCCAACTCATCTTCTGACAGATCGAGATAGATCTGCGTTGTAGTTAATTCTTCATGCCCCAACATCTTCGACACCTGCTCGATCGGCATCCCTCTTCTGAGTGCCATTGTCGCGCATGTTCGGCGCAGCTTGTGCGGATTTGCCTTTTTCACACCCGCGCGAACTGCAAGCCTACGCATGATATTCTCCGCGGTTCCTTTATTCATGCTTCCATCTGGTTTCACAAACTCAGGCGATATCCACCATATATGCTTTTCTTTCGGAGATGCATGTTGTGCTTTATGTTCTTTATCGGCAACATTATAGCTTTTCGGGAAAAGATATGGATTATTATCTTTCCTCTGCTTTAAGTAATTTTCAATAGCCAGCATCGCTTTCGCATTCAAATACACGAATCGTTCTTTTCGTCCCTTTCCATATATCAGAATCCGTTCACCTTGAATATCAGATTTAAGAATTTGGACAAGTTCAGCTACACGACATCCCGTTGATAGCAAAACTTCAAGAATCGCTTGTTCTCTCTCATCACGGACTGCTCCTCTAAGCTTTTCCACTTCCATATCCGTTAATGCTTCTTTTCGTGTTTTTGGCTCTTTGATTTTTTCAATTTTCAACATCGGATTTCGTGTTACAATCTCTTCCTGCTGCATCCACATGAAAAAACTTTTTAAATACCGAATCTCATTCGTAATTGTTGCATTTGCTACTTTATCTCTGCTCATCCGAATAGCAATATACATTCGGATATCTACAACTTGGATTTCTGTTGCTGTTTTTCCTATCATTTCAAGTGTGCGTTTTATAGATGATTCATACTGCTCTAATGTTCTTTCAGTTCTTCCAGAAACTTTCTTTGCTACCAGGAAGCGTCTTAACAGTGCCTCATTCTGATCTTCATCAACCACCGCTACTTCTGTGCTTCTGCTGGTGATCTCGTATGGATTTAAGATCATGTACAGCGCATTCTTTAACTCTTGCATATTGCCATATCTTGGAGCAAGTTTTACGCACAATTCATTTACGAGTGAATCACGCTCATCCTTTACTTCCATTGCTTATGGTTGCCTCCTTTCACCTCTACCAGTTCATGGCCTCATTAAGCGATCTCTTTTGTTCCTCTGCCGATCGCCGCAAATAAATCGCTGTTGTGTCTATGCTTTCATGCCCCATCAAGCTTGACAGCAATGCAATGTCACCATTCCGCTTGAGAAATTCTATCGCGTATAAGTGTCGGAATGCATGTGGATGTAACATTTCGGGTCTGAATCCATATTTTTCCATTTTATGAATTCGTGATGCAATTCCCCTCGTTGATGATTGCTTTCCATCCTTGTTTGGAAACAGATATTTCTGTTCTGGATCCCTTGAAAAGTATTCTCTGCTTTCCTCAATGAGATTTTGGGGAATATAGATCTTTCGTATTTTTCCTTTCGTCCAAATCTCTACTTCTCCCTTTTCAAGATGTTTCTTCTCGAACTGAATAACCTCAGATACTCGCGCTCCTGTCTTTGCAAGGTATTTGATTAACCAGTAATTTCTTTCATCTCCATTTTCCAAAAGCACACTCAGTAACTTGTTGTATTCATCCAGCGTAGGAACATTCTCTACGCATAATGTCTTTTGAATTTTGATTGTTTTTACCATGCAGTCCGTTTTTCCAACGAATTTGCAGAACTGGTTCATTGCTATGCACCGATTTGATGCCGTTTTCGGTGCGTAGCTGCTTATCATATACTTTTTGTATTCGATCATGTTTTTCTTTGTGATCTCGTTGAACAGCTCAAAATACTTTTTGATGCTATGTACATAAGTATCTATTGTATTTTCTGATCGTTCTTCCTGCCGGAGAAAGTCGATAAATTTCTCAATCTTTTCTTCCATCAGAGTAGCATCCCCTTTCTCGCCGGGGTATACAATACACGCTCTGGCGGATATCCTCTGCCAGTGTACGGCTCTGCAAGCGAATCGCCCTGCACTACGGTTGCTTTGATACCAAGCAAACTAAATTGCAGATACGACATATACACGGCTTTCCAGTCCAAATCCTGTGCCACTACATCCATGCAGCGCCGATAATTGATACCTCTGTCTTGCAGTACCTTGGCAGCTGCTATAATCATGCCTCCACCGCCGGTACTTGGTTCTGCAAAGCGATACACCTTCTCAGGATCGATATCTTTTGGAACTGTCAGCTGCGCCATTGCATACGACACTGTGAACGGTGTGAAAAACTGGCCTGTCGTTTTGTTTCCCATACCAGCTTCCATATACACCCAACCGAGAACATCTGTCATTTCTTCCTGCAATGCCAATTTCAATAATGCGAACAGTTCTGGGAAGTGCTGCGCTTCATCTCGGGAATACTTACTGATTATATCCATGTATGCCTTTTCTCTGTCCTTCCACAGTTTCCCCGTGAACAGTGTAGTTGAATTGACGATTGATAACGACGCGCACTTAATCCAATCAGAAAATATATCATAGCTGGAGTAACGGCCTGACATGGACGTGATAATTTTTACAATCTCGTTTTTGTAGTCCATTACGATCCACCATGTCCTTTCGTTTTCTTTCCGGTTACATGATGGTACTTCTGACCGCTGGCAGTGATACGTGCACGCACCGCCTCGTCACTCGGACAATAAAAGACTTCCGTCTTTCCGATTGATTCGATCAGCATAGCCAATGCCATCTCTCCCTCTGCTGGGGTATTGTATCTTGCAATCTGGCATCCATCTCCTGCTGCGTAGTTCGCCTTGAGAGAGCCATCGACCCCCATATAGACACACGAGATATGATCCATGTTGATCAATGATGTTCTTTGCTTATTTACTACAATCATTTCATTCTCCTTCCTGTGTTTCGTCTGTGATTGGTACTCTTATGTATTTGCATCTGCCACCGCGCTTATTTGCATGATATATAGCCGATAGTATCGTTGTTGCATTTTTTGCTCCGGTAAGCTCTGCAAGCTCTTTTGCCGAGTCCGCGATATGTATCGGAAGCTCATATTTATCTTTTGTAATTTCCATCCATACAAAACACGGCTTTCTTTTCTTCATGTTGTCCTCTTTTCATAAGCTAAGTATTCTTTTACGCTTCTGAAATTGATTCTGCTACTTGGATTCTCCCAATGCGGATGCCGCCAAAACTTCTTTTCGCATGTTTCGCAGCAAAATCTCGTCCGCATATCTCGGCTTCCTTCCTCTGTTACAACATGCCTTCCGCACTGGGCGCAATCAAAAACTATTGATGGATAATGTATGTACCCTTTGTGCGTTGCTCTGTATCGTTGCCCGCAAGCCTTGCAACAGTATCTTTGATTAACCGACAATGCAACAAATCTTTTACCGCACTGTAAACAAATTTCATCATTCATTGCTCATCCAGTCTCCCGCCTTCATACTTGCCCAGGAGCTGACAAATTCGCTCCACTTTGGCTTCTGATGCTGTTCTCAGCTCTTTTTGGACTCGTTCTTTGTCTTCCTTTCGGATACCCCAGCCAAAGAGTCTTGCTGCTATCATTATTTCAAAAAAGTCTTGCATTATATCTCCTTTATTGAACTGATCCGATATGTTTTATCTGGTATAATCAAACCGCTTTCTTCTGCTCCGGTAACTGTTCTGTCTGGCTTACGCAGATCTTGCGACCTGGATCCGCCGCATCAGGCAATCTTTTTGCTTTCGCGGTGACGTTGATTCCTTCTCTCTTCAATGCCAGGTTTGCCATAACCTCCCAAAATCGCTGGGCATCAAAAGTCCCATGTACTTCCATGTTGTCACCTCCTGATCGCCTAACTCAAGCTCTTTTCTGGTACGCTATAATAGCTTCTTACAATCTCCTCAACTGACTTTCGTGAAAGATCCGGAATTGCCAATTTTCCCCACGGTGTTATATCTTCTGGAAACTTGGAAGGCTCCTGCGAAAGTGCTTGTACCAGGCAGCATAGACAATCAACTGCCGTTCTTTCTGATTCAATTACTGCTTTCTGCAAATCTGGTGCATTCTTGATTACATGTAAAAACATACCTTCCAGTCCACAAATCATAATGGATTCTTTTGTGTTGATTCCTTCTAGTTCCGTGCGGATCTTTGCCAGCGCAGCTGTTTGTGATGCAAGCTCTGGTGTATTTTCTCTTATATGTTCTGCTACGGGTGGCCACCTCTCTGGTGCTTCGGTTTCCTCGATATAATACGCTTTTAGATTACGCAGCACTGCTTCCATGATTTCTTCCAGCGTTCCTCTGCTGCTATGCTCATGGATATCTTGTGCCGCTTCAACCGCATCTTTCAGCGTTGCATTCTCCTTATCTTCGATCTGGAGCAGCTTCGCGTATTGCTCAGCCGTTCCTTTCGTGTACCACTGTCTTTCCTTGCACAGATCTGCTAAGCCTTCGCAGCGTAAAATCAAGCGGCGCGAAACAAATTCCAGCCCCACTGTGCTATTATTGTCCTGACTTATTTCTGCCTGTTCAGCTTGCGCATCTTCTGTTGGCACAAACTCATCCTCTGCCTCTTCCTTCTGATCGTCTAACCACTGATCGTAGCTTGTTTTCTCGCTTGCAAGCGTTCTGATTTTGGTCAGCTGCTCGTGCAGCTCCTCAGAAAGCTTCTTGTAGTTTTCTTCATCCTCTGCCAAGAACAGATCCGCTCTAACGTGTTCACGGTACTTATCCATCATCTGCTGGTATCGTGTCTGTACCTCTTCGAGCTTATCAAGCTCATACTTTAATTCTGTTGCCATGTCTCTGCCTCCTCTCTTTTGTCATTGGCTGATTTGCTTTCTTCTCTTCTTTCGCTTTTGCGGATCCGGAGCCTTTGGAAAATCTTTGCTGTTAATGTGATAGATTTCTTTTCCGTTGATCCGGATTTCACATGGCACTCGCCAGTCTCCATGCGTGTAATGGATTACATCTACCTGATATCCCAGCTCGCGAAGCACTACAACATGCCCCATAATTCTTCCGATGCTTATCAGATTCTTGTTCATATCCTTAATCTTTTCTGCTTCTACCGCATTCTTCGCATATTCCACAATTTCTTCCTGGATCTGCACCTTTGCCTCTGCTGCTATATCTCTGTCTACGTTTAATTTGATTGCGCAGGACGCTGGAAAAACTGCAAATTCGTTTTCCTCTGGCGATGCCCCTGCATTGATCGCAATGTCGATACCTGCGTCTGCGTACTTACAGAGACGGTCAAGCGTCTCTGTAGCCTGCAAAAACTTCTGAGCCAATGTCATATCTGTTCTCCTTTATGCTGTCTTAATTCCTCCTGTTGCCAGATCTAATCCGATCTTTACACCACGCAATAACGTTTCAAACTCCTTGGCTTGGTCTGTTGTTAATGTCTTTGTGAAGTCCATCACATCTTCTACTTCTTTCTTGCTGTTTGCTGATAACAGTAAGCTTACAATTGATTTGTCTTCGGTCATATTGGTTTCCTCCTTGCTTTATTTACAAGTGATTTGTTTATTTTGAGAAGTCACTTGTATTTCACCTCTATAATATACCAGTCACTTGTATTTGTCAACCACTTTATTGATATTTCTATTGACTTTTATACAAGTCACTGGTATTATTTGAATAGAAAGGGGGTGAGAAATCAATGACTATCAATGAGCGCATTAAATATTTTAGAAAAGAGATTGAAAAGAAGAGCCAGAAACAATTTGCAGAAGACTTGGGCGTTACTCAATCTGGTGTGAGTTATATGGAACAACAAAGTTCAACCGTTGCAGATCAGACCATAAAGTTAATCTGTTCTGTCTACGGTATTCGTGAAGAATGGTTGCGAACTGGAGAAGAGCCAATGCGAAAAGCTCAAGAAACTTTTAGCCTTGACGAGTACGCCAAAGAGCGCGGCGCATCTGACCTTGAATTAAGAGTTGCGAAGGCATACTTCGCATTAGACCCGAAGATTCGGAAGATGCTCCTTGAGCACTTCAAGGCGGAACTATTAAAGGATGATAACGAACATCCAAAAACGCCAGAAGAACTCGAAAGTCAATACAAAATTGAAGATGTTGGCTGAGATCGGCTGGGGGCTGGGTAATGCACCCAGCCTTTTTTGTTTGATGTTTTCAATTTTGGGTTGACGCGCACATTGTAAAGTAATATACTATTTTTAGTAATACGAAAGGGGGTGAGTGGTATGGAAGTGTATGAAAGAATACGTGATTTGAGAAAAAATCATTTGAAGTTATCGCAAACAGCTTTTGGCGAACGATTAGGTGTCAGTCGTGACGTTATAAAGAACATCGAATTAAATGCATTAGCTAAACCAGAACAGAAACTTTCTCTTATTAAATTGATATGTAAGGAATTTTCTGTAAATGAAGATTGGATTTTAAATGGCACAGAGCCCATGTATGTTGAGTCAGAATTTTTTAACTTAAATGAATTTTGCAAACAACATGGTGCGACACTGCAAGAGATTGATGCTATTAAAGCTTACTTCGAGTTGCCAGTTGATATCAGAAGGTATCTACTAAAGCATTTCAACAGCCGACTTTCTTCAATATCAGAAAGCGAGCATCCACGTACACCGGATGAACTTGAAAGCCAGTACCTAGTAGAAAACGAAGATTCTGGGCTGGGGGCTGGGTAATGCACCCAGCCTTTTTTCTTAATTGAAAATTATAAGTTTACATTTACCTTTAAAATTCCTGTTGTAATACAGGGTATTATTCAATCTGTAATATAGTGCATATACATTTGTATGTTTATAGTAAACGTATTTTTTAATAATCATATCAACCACCCTGCCCTTTCATAGCTGGGTGCATTGTCTATATTACATTACAAATCGCCTAGATAATACTGGTAATTATTGGTAATTGTTCGATCAATTAAGAAATTATTTTAAAAATACTGGATTTTAGTTATGGAGGTTTTTACTATGAAAGAAAAATGGTATTTACAGACTTGGTTCATTTGCTTGCTAATTGCAGCATGGCCATTCGTTATCCCCGCTATTGTCGGTGTGATCTTGCTGTTTGTGCAGATTCATTCGCGGCGAAAGTTTGAGAAAGCCCGTGCTGAGAAATATGGCAAGTATGATACGTTAGACGCTTCTATTCAGCAGCTTGAAGACGATCTTAATCGTGCAAAGCAAAACCAGCAATCCGAACTTGAAAAGCTTCAAGCTGATTTTCGCAATAACAAATCCGCTTATGATTCTGAAATTACTAAAAAACGTCAGGAGCTTGCCCAGTTACGTCAGCAAGGAACTGAAAGTCTGGCAAACACTTATGTTGATCAGTATCGCTATTCAGATTATGATGGTATTTCTTCTGAAGAATGCCGCTCTAAACTTTCCCTTTTAAAAATGCAGGAAAAGGAAAACATTCGATCTGGAAAGTTTGTTGTCTCTACATCTCAAGATTCAAAGAAGCGCGCCCAAGATAATATTAAGCAGATCATTCGTTGCTTCAATTGCGAGTGCGACAATATTTTGCTTGGCTTATCTGTAAAGAGTATGGAAGCTTGCAGAAAAAAGATTCTTGGTTCTTTTGAAACTTTGAATAAGCTTTTTGCAGCAGACAACGTAGCGCTTTCTGAAGCTTTCCTAAAGGCGAAGCTTGAAGAATTGAATCTGGTGTATACATACGAGTTAAAGCGTGAAGAGGAACGCCAGCAGCAGCGTGAAATTAAAGAGCAGCTGCTTGAGGATGAACGTGCAAGAAAAGAGATCGAACGCCAGAAACAGAAGCTTGAAAAGGATCAGACTCAATGTAGCAATGAGATTAAGAAATTGATGGGATATCTGCAATCAACAGAAAGCGAAGTTGAAAAGAAGATCTATGCTGATAAGATTCAGCAGCTTGAAGAAAAGAAGCAGGATCTTGAGAAAGAAAAAGAAACAGTTCTGGAACGCGAAGCAAATGCCCGTGCTGGATATGTCTATGTGATTTCTAATATTGGTTCTTTTGGTGAAGGTGTGTATAAGATCGGTATGACCAGAAGACTTGAACCAATGGATCGTATTAAAGAGCTTGGCAGTGCATCCGTCCCGTTTGAGTTCGATGTTCATGCCATGATCTTCTCCGAGGATGCTCCGGCGCTCGAAACCGCTTTGCATCATAAATTTGAAAAGCAGAGCGTAAATCGTGTAAACTTAAAGAAAGAGTTCTTCCGCGTGTCTCTTGATGAAATTGAGAAGACTGTTAAAGAAAATTTTAATAACACAGTTGTGTTTACACGTATTCCGGTTGCTCGCGAATATAATGCAACCTTAGATATTTTGAAAGCCGAAAATGCTATGTAAATATCTAAATTACCTTGTATTTTGTAAGATAAGAAAATCCTGGCAGCGTGGGGACACTGCCAGGATATGCAACGTGTTAATCATACCAGATACAACATATCGTCTGCCTTTTGATTATAGCATAGGCAGATTGAAAAAGAAAGGAAAATTATGGTAAAAAAGGCTTTTTCTAAAAATGAAAACTCTGTCTGCCGTGTTGCTTTGTACATTCGCGTATCCGGCGAAGAACAGAAAATTAAAGGATTATCACTCGAGGCCCAGCAGGAACGTCTTGAAGCGTTCGCCCGTGAAAAAGGTTGGGCGATTGTCGGCATCTATATTGATGCTGCAAAAACAGCAAGGAAGAACATTCATAAGCGTACTGAATTTTTAAAGATGCTGGAGGCCGTGAAGCGTGATGAAGTAGATCTGTTGCTTTTCTGCCGCCTGGATCGTTGGTTCCGATCCGTAGCCGACTATTACAAGGTGATCGAAATTTTAGAGCAGCATAATTGTGGTTGGAAAACCATTGACGAGGATTATGATACCAGCACAGCAAATGGCCGTTTATACATCAACGTAAAGCTCTCCATTGCACAAAATGAAGCTGATATTTGTGGTGAACGTATTTCTGTAGTTTTTGATAGCAAGATTGCCCACGGCAGCTCAATTTCCGGCCACTGCCCATATGGGTATAAACTAAATGCCGAAAAGAAATTTGAGATTGTTCCGGATGAAGCTGCTATCGTGCAGGCTGCCTTTGATCGCTATGAAAGTACTGTTACTCTACGCGGCACAATTAGATATATTCGAGAAACTTATGGAGTGAACTGGTGCGGTGCCACATTTCGCCGCCTACTATCCCAGCGTCTTTATACTGGCGTATATGATCGCAGGGGTAGGCGAAATGAGAACTTTTGCCCTGCGATCATAAGCAAAGAGCAGTTTGAACGTGTGCAAGTCTTAACTTCAAAGAATGTCAAATTTTATCCAACCGGAAAAGTATATATTTTTTCTTCTCTCTTGGTATGTGATGAGTGTGGCCATAAACTCTCTGGATACCAGGCAAAAGTTCACCACTACTATAGATGCCCTCAGCATCATCAGCGCGATACTTGTAGCAATAACAGCTCTTTTCGGGAAGATGTTATAGAAGCGTGGTTATTTGATCACTTGCAGGAAGAAATTGAACGCTGCAAGCTTGAATGGAACCTTAAAGCGGCTGAACAGCAACGTAAGCTTGGAAGTAATGAAAAGGCTGCATTGAAAAATAAATTAAAGAAGTTAAAGGAATTATATGTAAATGATTTGATTGACTTAGAAGATTACAAGAAGGACTACGAGATCTACACTGCTGCATTGAACCAGCTTCCGGATCCGATCTTGGAAGCTGCTCCGGACTTTTCTGCCGCTGAGCGTCTGTTACAGTCTGATTTTAAAGCTATGTATGACGGCTTATCGGCTGAAGACAAGCGCACGTTATGGAGATCTGTGATCAAAGAAATCCGCATAAACAAAGCAAAAGAGATCGTTGGTATTTTTTTTGCATAGAGTTGTACTAACTGTACACTACCTTTAGGTACTGTCGAGTTAGTACAACCAATAACAACTTAACATTTTAGGCAAAAGAGAAAGGCACCGAGTTGTTACGCTCGATGCCTTAAAATATTTTTTCTATTTACTTTTTTGTGTAGTCCAAACTGATCCAGCCAGCCCCTGACTTTAACTTACCCCACTTTGACGCTCCTGGGGCGTTTGCTTCTGCCACGATGGTTAATGACATTGTTTCCTTGATCTGGCCGCTGATCGGTGCGTTGATGCCTGGTTCTTTTCTGATATTTAAGCAGTGATCCGGAATGGTGGATACGTCCACTTTTACCATATATGGTGTAAGTGCCGGTGATGCATAATTCAAATGGAATCCTTCTTGGATTCCTGCGATGATGGCCGCTGCAATCTTCTCCTTCTTTGCTTGGTACCAGTTCATATCGTCCTTGTCTGTCACAAAGCAAGTTTCAAGGACTGCATGACTCACGCCTTGTCCTCGACAAGTTTCTTGGACAAGTAGTCCATTCGGCCACTGTCTCTGTGCTACCACTACACCGTCCCAGGCTTTGCAGCTGCCCAGCGCGTATAGGTTGCTAAGGATTTTATCCTCAACGCTGTGACCTGTCTCGGACTGGCTGATATACATCATGCTGCCTTTCATCTTTCCATCGCCTGTCTGATCTGGTGTAACGCTGGCGTTAAAATGGATCTCTAAAACATAATTATACTTGCTCACATCGTACTTTCCGCCATGCTTAAAAAAGCTATAGTGGTTGCGGTCCGGCGCGACATCACACGATACGCCTGCCTGATCAGCGGCAGCTTTGATCAGATCTCGCAGCTCTTTTGTTAGCGTTGCTTCCTGCTGTCCGCATCCGCAAGCGCCTGGATCGTAAGTGCCATCTGTGTTTTTCCCGTGTCCTGCCATAACTAACAGTTTAAATCCCATGCTTTTTTCCTCCTTTTCAAAAGACCCGAAATAGAAATGTCCCCATTCATTGGAAATGGAGTCTTTTCCCAGGTAATCATAGTTTTCATACAGATCTGCAAGTTTCTTCTCGTCCGGTTCTCCGCTTCCGTTCGAGTACTTTGTGAAACTGCGGAATTGCAGGATTTTTGCGTTTGCAAATCTCCTTTTGCCGTTCACAAATACCTCTCGTGCTGCTGTAAGGCAAGCAGCATCGTATGCATCTGTAGCCGCTGTAAATGCAGATTGCAGACATGTATCAAGATCTTTGTAGTTTGGCAAAAGATCATGGATGCACTGTGCAATCGCCAGTAATGCAGCAGAATTGCGTCCAGAGAAAACTCCACCTTCAGCGTAGATAACTCTTGCAATCTTAACTAAATCATTTTCGTTCATTTCTTGTCCTCTTGCTTTTCGCGTTAAAAATGGGAAGGCTTACGCCTTCCCAAGCATTATTTTACTCCTCGTCCTCTTGGCTCTGGTTGATCGCCTTGTCCGCGACTTCTAGCCCTTTTACTAGGATTTTTGGCACATCATATCCCATCTCCACGAAGTTCTCCAGGATTGATCGCAACTCGTTCACGATCAGGGATGCAAGTACGAACCATCCGAGCAGCACTGTGATCTGAAGATTGATGCCGAGTGTGGATCCGATCTCGATAAATACTGCTGACGCGCCGAACGAAACTGCAATCATCATCCAGTATCCCAGTTTCTTCAGCACGCCTTTCCAACCCGCTGAAGAACTTTCCTTGTGCGCAAGGCGGGACTTTGCCCAACCTGTAAGCCAATCCGCTACGTTAAACGCCAGGAACAGTGCAAACAGCATCCAGTGTTCCCCGAAAATGTATGTAAGCACTGCAATTACAGCGCCTACAAGTGCATTGTATGTATCCAATATTTTCATTTACCGTTCCTTTCTTGCTTTAATTTTTTATTTGATTTGATGTTTCATTTTTGCTATTAGGTCTGCTTCCTCGGTGATCTGCTCCAGATCTCCTGCGGCCTCCTGTTGTGCCAGTACCTTAAATAGCTCATTGATTACATCACTCTGCCTTTTTATGATCTCAGTTTGCGTCTCCAGTACTCTCAGCATGTCCATCGCTGTTATCTTCGCCTTCCTGCTCTCCGCTAAAGATCTTCTGGCACTCTTCCTCTGTGATCCAGCCTTTCTTTACTGCATTTCTTACTCTTGTCTTGTTCCAAAAGCCCTCGTCATAATACTTTTTTACTGTCCAGTACTTCTCACTCATCGTCTTTATCTCCTTCCTCTTCGCTCTCGTCCAGGTCAACATCGCCCATCATTGCAAGATAGTCAAGGTCCGCCTTCATCTTGCAGTAATCAGCTTCCATCTGGTCTTTTTTTCTTGCTTCTACTACATCTTCTGTTCTCTTAAATCTCATACAATCCATACTCCTTCCATAGACTCTTCAAATATTTGTCGGTCCTTTCTAGGACTTTCGTGCTATTACCTCTCTTAACGTGTGCTTTCCAACATTTGTACCCGTTTTCAACTTCAGATTTCTTCATTTCTCCTTTGGCTACAAGTGCTACCTGCCTTCTTAGCTTTAGGCGCTCATGTTTCACGTTATCCGGATCAATTGTACGGATAACCTTTCCAGTTTCCGTCAACCTGTGCTTAAAGCCCAGGAATGTAATTCCTTCTGTTACGTGATAGATCCTTGTCTTTTTCGGATGCAGCTCGCATTCTTCTGCATCCATATAGCACTTGATTTTCTTCAGATGGTCTTCCAGTGCTTCTCTGCTTGCATTCATGTCCACAAAATCATCCATATATCGTTCGTATTGCGTTACGTGCAGCTGTTCTTTCATATAGTGATCAAACGGATCCAAGTACGAAACTCCTGCAATTTGTACCATCTGCGATCCTGGATTATATCCGGTACTTCCCTCATACTGCCCACGTAAAACATTAGTTGTCATTTCATAGATTGGCTTTGTTACCTTTCTATGAAATCGGCTTTCTGTCTTGCTGTGTGACATGTTGGGATAATATCCGTGGACATCACCTTGTAAAATCCAGAAATTTAGCCCATATTTCTGAAACATCTGACGCAGGAACTCATCCAGACGGTCCATTGCCACATCTGGTCCGCGTCCTTTTTGGCACGCCATGTTATCGTCAATGAATGATCTTGTCATTGCCGGATATAGTACGTTGTCGTTTAAGCTTCGTTGATACACCCTGTCCCGAAAAGCATTCGCCACTGCTTCTCTTGGTTTTGGATAGGTGATTTTAACTTTTCTTGTCTTTCTCGGTTTATAGGTTCCGTTTCTTAGCTGATCTGATAGCTTTATCGTTTCTTCTATGCCGTTGAGGTAATAGTGGGCGGGCTGATTTTTCCACAACACGCCCTTTTTACATTTCATCATCGACTCGTATAGCGCTTCAAAGCTTATAACTGATTCGATTATTTCATTCTCGGTTTTATCGTTTCCGTACCTCATGATTTTCTTTTTCCTGCGCATGTATTTAGCAGCACACTTGCCGCATGGTGACGGCGAAGCCCTTTGCATCATGCCAGTGTTGTTCGATCCTTGTCGGATCAGGGGATTCGGCTCCTTGTGTCTCTCCTCTCGAAACGCTGATACTATGTATCAGTTTTGTATCTCAAGTGGCACAATCTGGGGCGAAGCGATTCGCGTTGATCGCGTTGTTGTTGTTGACATTGCCGCTCGCGTTGACGTACCACGTATTGCACGCATTGCCGCGATTCGCACTGCGCAAACGAACATTCTGAGCATAGCCTACACCCCTGCTACCTTATGCGTTGTAGCGTTCTTTATCGGATTCCTGCCATCTCTTAATGCCTTCTCGGACGTTGATCGTGTTTCTGCCCCAGTATTCAATTCTTTTTGCTTTGAGATGGAATAGGCGCTTTGCAATCTGCATAAGCGCAAGCAATCTGTTGCAGTATCGGATCGCCTGATCTTGCAGGCGTTTTCTCTCAAGTCTTTCTTCTGGCGGTGTTTCCTTGGCTACTCGGATTTGGTTCGCGTCCCAGCAACTCACAAAAATCATCGTTGCTGCATAGATAATGCTATTGGTTATCGCGCCCTGATACTGTGGCAAAAAGATTTGCTGATTTGTGCAGATTTTGATTGTGTAGCAGGTTAATTCATTTGCGCAAATCAGCAAATTCCATTTCTTCTCGCCAGTATTTCTCTTCCGCGCTGGTATCGTAGATGACATTTGCTTTTATCCTTTCTTTTTTTGCTCATACACCCAGGGGCGCAGGTGTGCGCCCCTGGATTGCATCATTTCTGGCCGATTATTACACAAGCTGGGGCGAAGCGCGTCGCGCCGATCGCGCCGTAATTGCTGCCGACATCGCCGCTCGCGTTGACGTACCACGTAATGCACGCATCGCCGCGATATGCACTGCGCAAACGAACATACTGAGCGCTTGACTTGTTTTCCAAGGCGAATGTTCGCATCTGCGGATATGTACCGTACTGGGCAAGCGGTGTCTTGGACTGTGATGCTCTTTTCCAGTAATCCCATACTTCGCCTTCTCCAGCGATCTGCGGTGCACAGTGCATTTCCTCCAGCGATGGCAGGAAAAACTTATCATATGTGATATCTGGATTATCTGTGCTGCCTCCATCTGATACCGTATTTAAAGCCGTTACTACCTTTGTTGGCTTGATCAGGGATAAGAACTCCTCGTCAAATCCGGACAAAAATCCGGCCTTGGTTGCCAGCTGATCCGGCGGGCGATCATAGTTGTGCTGTGGATTCCACCATGCTCCGGCAGCTGCATCGCTGTTAAGGTACTGTCTAATCGCAGAGTCTCTATATCGGTTATTGCCATAAGCAACACGGTGTAAGTTTAACTCGCTGCTGTTTGATGGCAGCAGTGTTCCGAGAAGTGTTCCGGCCTTGCCCTCTGCTACTTTTACAGTTTCGATTGGATTTGTTGCTGTGTTGTTGATAAAAGATCTTACCGTCCACTTCGATGCTTCCTGATCTGGTGCGTTATGGAAACCCTCCAGGATTCCTCCTACTGGAACTGCCTGTGTGAGTGTAAAATTAAAGTATGCATCCTTTTTCACGTAAGTTCCCCAGGTTGCTCCCATCTGCACACAGTAAGTTCCTGGTGCAAGATCTTTTCCGCCGTTGGTACCGTCTTCCTCTGCCGTTTTTACGCGGTAAAATGCCTGGTACTGTGAGAACTGTACACCAAATGGATGCGCATAGTCTGCCTGGATTACCATGCCTGGTACCTTTTCGCCGTCTTCCAGCTCCGCCTCGATGAACTTGCGCACGCCAAATGGCATCTCATATGTTTTGTTTGCGGCAACATCTGTCCATGGTACAATGATTTGATCTCCGATGTTGAAAACTTTCTCTGCATTTCCGGAAGCTACGATGCGTCCGATCTCCTTCAGGCTCCCGATTTCTTCCATCTGCATACCTGCGATTGCATTCAGCAATACATTCTGTGTATGCAGCTTTTCTACAATTTCCTTTGCCGTTTTGTCCAGTACAATCGGCTCTGTGATTTCACTCATTTTTTCTTTTCCTCCTTACTCTTCGTTGTACGTGATGCACAGCTTTCCATCAGCAACGCTGATGCCCATATCCTTGTGCAGCTGCTCGATGTTTGCGATTCGTTCTACTGCTGCCAGCAGATCTGTTGCCAGTGCAGCTGCTCCGGCGGAATTGACGTATGTTGTGGCTGCGTTACCTACTGTAAGATAGATATCCTGCGTGATCTGTGCTGCACCGCCGCCGTTATATGGTGGCATATAATCACCATAATTGCCGCTTGTTACTGCAATGCAGTACAAGACTTCTGTGCTGGATGATCCGCCATGCACTTTTGCGTATACGCCAATCTCGTTAATGTTGTAACCGCTTGTGATCAACGCTTTTTTCGTTGCCGGATCTTGGTTTGAGATAAGTGCAGTTACCTTTACGCTTTTCTCGCCTTCTACTGATACACTACTTGGTGCATAAGTGTTTCTGGCATTTTTCAGCGCCGTTCTGCTTCTTAGATTTGCTGCCATCTTTTCCGCAGTACTGTATACACCATCACCTACGACCACCTTTGTGATCTCAAGCGATGCCGTTCCAGTCTCCACATTCAGCAAAAGGGATTCTCCTTTTGCCGTGATGATCGCATCATTAAATGGTTGTGGCATTTCTTCTGTTCTCCTTTCTTTTGGTTTGCAACTCTATCGTGTGCAGCGTATAGGTGGAGCAAGTACCGAAGTCATTGCTACGCCTCCGCTGTGGTTGCCAGGTTGATGGATAATTCTATGGATTGATACGCTATCCAAATGTGATCGGACATTTTTAATGCTTCTCAGTAGCGTTGTAAACTGCTCGATATTATCCGGTTCTGCCAGTGCATTTGTGATAACGCGGAAGTGATATGGCTCACCGCCATACTCAAACCACTCTTCTACGGTACAATTTCCGAAGATGGTCTGTGCCAACTCTTCCACTGCCGCTTTTGTTCCTGCGATCTGATACCACCGCATCGTGTTTTGCAGCAGTGATCGCTTGATTGATGGGCTGTATGCCACATCATAGTACTGTGTTCTTAACTCTGTTGCCAGCAGGTCCAACGCCTCTTCTGGTGCTTTCTCTATTGCTCCCATCACGGTGGCGTTGTCCGTGTATTTGATCAGCAGTTGTGTCCCTGCTCTGATCGCATAGGCCAGTGCTTGCACTTCCGGATCCGTTCTGTATGGGCCTCCCAGCAGATCTGTCAGCAGGCCATCTCCAAATGATTTAATCATTTTCGATCCCTCCATAAGTCACCGTTTTCGTTCCAAGTGCTGCAATCTGCCACTCTTCCAGCACCTTAAATTCCGGTTCTGTAATTACCGCCCTTTTTACACCTGCCGCCTTTAGTCTTACGACCAACTCATCAGGGTTGATGTCTCTGCCGATTTTTCCAGTTTGCCATTCCTCGAAGTCTTCGATTGCCATCTCCACTGCCTCTTGAATCATCGCGGCAGAGGCTCTGCTGAGCTTGCCAATATAGTACGTGATTTTAATGTTATAGGCTACTTTGTCTGGTCCTGCAATCACAACATGGTCTGTCAGGGGGCGCGCTGGCGCTTCCGTTAAGTAATCACTTAGCCCATCTATAAAGCCTTGTGATGGGGTGCTATTATCTTCTAGCAAGATCCTGATATTCACCGTTCCTGGTGTTCCGCTGTATACAGCAGTATCTTTGATTGCTGTGCTGTACTCTTTGCAGCGGTATATATACGCATCCTCTGGCCCCGCTACGGAAAAGCCAGACGGTGCAATGATGGTTCGTTCTGCCAACTCATCGTCCGTCTCTGTGTCCGTCCCGCCTGAGCTTGTATCCGTGTTAGATACGCTTGCGATAAAAGCTATCGGGTCCACCATCTCTGTGATTTCTCCTGGCGCGTATCCGTTTCCTGTAGTTCCCGTTTCTGTACATTGGCACAGCACTGTTGTTTCTGTTTCTCCTGGCTTGATTTCCGCATACTCTAGCGTTGCGAAAACTCGTTCATAATCCGCTGTTACGCGGCTCCCTTGTGGGATGATCGTTGTGCTTGATCGCGCTGCCTCAAGCGTATATTTCATCGTTACGGTTGCCGCCTCTGGCTGCTTTCTCACTACTCCACTTCTGGTTGCGGCAAGATTGTCCATGTAGCTCCCGTAAGCATACTTCAAAAAGTTCATTTTGCCCGCCTTATCAATCCGCTGTAACGCTTGATATATAAGGGCTGCATTTGCCAGGAGAATTACTCTGTTTGGATCGCCTCTGGCTAATGCCACTTTCTTTCCTGTGATTTCTTCGTATTTATCCTGGTAAGTTGTGATCATAAGATTTTGCACATCTTCCAAGCTTAAATTATCAATGAATGAAACGTCTGGAAGATCTTTTATAGCTTGTAAATTTGTATCTGCCATGCTACCTCCCTTTTATGCTCCATCGTTTTTCGCTGGCACAAAATGCAAAACGTGTTTTACACCATTTCCACTTGCTTCCGTTGTAATGTCTGATAGTTCTACGCGCGGCTCATATGTGCTTATCTTTTCGATTACTTCTACAGCCATCGCATTGCTCTCTTGGCCTACTGATCTATCTATGTATTCCGTATTTATGCCATAGCTGCGATCTCCGGCACAGGTACCTTCCGGTGTCGAGAACAGTGCTTTCAGATTCCTGTATATTTCTGATGCTGTTTCTTCTGTCAGGTAATTGAATCCAATCATTTTAATTTCCGTGTTGACCATTACAGCTCCTTATACATAACTTTTAAAAGTAGCATCAACCTTTATCTTTGCTACTTCTCCTTGGTTGTAGACCGTTTCCCAGGCTTCAGAAAGGCTCGTGATTACAAGCTTTTCATCCACAACTTTTCGATTGCCCACTATAAAATACTCTGGCTTTCCGGTTCTGCAAGCGGTTCTTAGTTTTTCTTGCGTTGCTCGTGGTTTAACGCCGTGTGCTGCGCTTAACGTAAGTGTAAGTGTAACTGTGCTTGCGTCTGGCCCCAAAAATTGCTGATGTGGTAAGCTTCCGATCCGTTGCGTTTCTGCCCAGCGTCCGGACGTCGTTGCTTTAAGATTTTGAAAGGTCAATATTTTCTCTTCGCTTACTGAAAAAACAATGTCTCTCCCGAAATTACCTATCGCCATTTGATCACCACCTTCATTGCTTTCTTACACAATTTATGATTTGCTCGAGCGTTACCGCTCCACTATTGTCCTTCAGCACAATTTGATGGGCCTGCATCGACAACATCCCTTCGACTTTTACAGCAGTTTCAAAATCCAGCTCCACTTTGCAGGCTTGTGCTTCTGGATTTCTTTCAATGTACGCTTTTCCAGCTTCGTTGGACAGATCTTTTCGATACCGATCTTTCCCGCTTACTGGTGGGCGGTTCTTGCCGTTCCAGAACCTTCCTAGCACAAGTCCTGCCTCAAAGCCATTTGAAAGATGCAACACCGCCACATAGTCTTCTACGTTTGGCATGTGGTACTCGTTATTCAGTGCTATATATGGGATTAAGGCCGTTGTTACGTTATCAGCGCCGTTCATATCACCATATGTAACTCTAATCATTCCTTTTTTATAATCTACTTGTGATACTCTGCCCACTCGAAATCCTCTGTCCATGCTTCCTCCTTTGATTATGTTGATATATCTTCCGCGTCAACCCAGCCCCATACCGTGGAGCCTCCGCCTGGTATCCTGATCAGGTGATATGGATGCTTTCCGTTGTAGATCATCGTTATCCTTGCTTTTCCTGGTTTGCAGTACTTTGGCGTTGTCCAGTTCGAGCTATAGTAGTGTTTTGATCCTGTAAAGGTTACAATCTGGCCTACTTCCAGCTTCTTTGGAGTTGGCGTTTGTTCTTTCGCTGGCTCCGGTTCTGGCTCTGGAGTCGCTACAATTGCTGCTTGTACCCTGTGCATAGTAAGCTCCATTGTATACGCCGCACTGTTTGATACTGTATGTGCTACTTTATCCACGAAGTATTTCCCATCCAGCTTGTCGGCTCCCTCCACTGTGAGATTGATTCCCGCAGTAATTTGAGGATCTGCCTTGATTGTGCAAGTCAGCTTTTCAGCCGAACGATTTTCCGAGTTGATTTTCGCGGTAATCTGGAGCTTGGCATCTACCAAGCTATCCACCTTTTCCGACATATGATAGATTCTGCTTCCGCTTCCTACTTTGCATGTGTACTCCTTTTCCTCCTCTCCTGCGGTATACTTAATTGTCCCGCCTGTATACGTTCCTATTAGGGACCCAGTATAGTTCCATTGCAGCATATCTTTGATTTTTACGGTTTTTACAGCTTTTTTTGATTCATATTTCACCGGATCGTAAATGTATACTTTTCCAGCATACACTTTTATATACAGATCGTATTTTTCACACAATTCTGTTAAAAATGTGCAATCCGTTTTGTCCGTTTGCTCAAGTTTTGCGATATTAATTGTTTCTGCATCATATACCAGCTGTAGCGCATACTCTCCGCAAATTTTATTTGCGATTTCTTTTATGGTTGTTTTTTCCCATACTTTTGATTTTTGTGTTGCGCGGAATGCTTGCTTTTCCGGTACTGATGTTGCCCCTATTGTGCAGCTGAGTGGCCACCCGTAAAACTCTTTGCTATCGCAGCAAAAGGTTCCGCAGGAGATTGATAATTCGTCTCCATAGGTGTTCCAGCTGTACAAATTGATAGTAGCTATAATCTTGCTTCCTTTTTGTGGAACTTTCTTCAAAAAGTACGCGTTCTCGTTGTCCAGCTCTATGCTGATCGTGTCGCTTTCTCCGCTCGCTGGATCCTCGTAGGTAAACTGCTTAATTCTTGATTTTAATTCTTCTGCTGTGATACCGTCCGATCCAGAATATTTTATGTCAACTACTGCTTGTCTCGGTATGTTTGCCATCGCTATACCTCCCCGATGCTGTATGGATCAGTATTGCCTTCTGCTGTTTTCCAGATTGGCAAGCCATCATCAACTACTTCCGGAAGCTCCGGGACATTGATTTCTGTCCCGGATGAAAAAATCAAGATATCAAGTAACGGATAGTTATTTTGCATGATCCATCCTGCATATTTCTCGCTTCCGTAAACTTTTAGCGCTATTTGGTCCCACGTTTCGCCTTGTATGGTTATATATGTTTCCATCATTTCAATTTCTTTCTTTGATTTTCCCTGTCGTACTGTTCCATCATTTTTTTAAATTCCTGGAACGTCATTTTTGCTGCTTCCTTTGCATCTTCTTTTGTCGCGGTTCCTTGCAGAACATACGTTGGCGAGAAGTTAATTGTCATTCCTGTTCCAGCTACTTCCAAGGTGTTTTGCTGTGTTTTCCCAGTTCCTTGGAGCTTTTCCAGGACGTTGCCTATAACGCCCTGCGTATGATCTGCCAGGATGCCATCCATGATTTCTCTCATGCGGCTCCAGAGTGTATCTAGCGGCAGAATTGCTTCTGCTCCCGCTTCTCCAAAGCCTTGCATTCCTCTCATGGTTGGCAGAACCGTTGGCGAATCAAAAATGCCTCCGAGTGCGTTCCAGGATACAGAAAAATGCGGAATGCTTACGCTTCCGCCTTTCCCGTAAGCGATGGAACTTGTCGAAACATTGATTACTGGTATTGATGGTTTCGGGATCGTGATGCGCAGATTTGCAAATGCCGAGCGCACAACATTTGCTGCCGCCGCCGATCCGCTTGCGCAGATTCTTTGCAGCGCCTCCATCGCGCTTTGAGCTGACGATTTTGCCAGCTCCCAACCGCTGTTTAATGCGCTGTTTAGCTCGGCTACTAGAGTGCTTATTGCCCCTGTTACCGCGCCCGATCCGTTTTGGATTGCAAGTGCAAGCATTTGCGTTAATGCCTCGCCTCCTGCTCGGCCAACCTGCTGTCCTTGCAACGTCATTACCTGCACCGTTACGCCTGTCGCGTCCGGCTTAAAGTTATACGCTGCTATTGCAGTATTGATCCCATTTCCAAGTGCTGTACCTCCGGCGCGTCCTGCTCCGGATCCTGCCAGCGACATTTTTGCAGTTGGCAAGATGTTCGCTGCATCAAGCTTATATGCGTTGATAACATTTGTCAGCGCAGCTGTAAAAGCTTTTCCGCCTGCACTTCCTGCCTGTTTCAGCAGATCTGTCAGCGTTTGCGTGTTGATCTTAAATTCTATCGTGGCTGCTTCTCTTAACGCGCTCAGGTTATTGTTTAGCGTTTTGATTGCAGCATTCGCAGTTTCTACTTGTGCTGCGTCCACCTGTATTTGCATTTGCGTCTGACTTTCAAGCGCCGATGTATCTACAGTTGGTACGCTTACACTCACTTCTTTGCTGTCTCCGCCTCCGGTGATCGCGTCCCACAATCCGCCGAAAAAGTTTTTCACGCCTTCCCAAGCCTTCTGGACCGCGCTTGCTGCGGTTTCTGCCGCCCCCTTCAGCAAGTCCCAGCCTTCGTCCAGCAATCCGCCAAGATTTGAGCCGATGCCCGAAATATTTGATACAAGCGTGTCGAATCCTTCGCTCACCAGCCCTGGAAGGGCTTCTGCTGCCGCTGTCGCGTTATCCTTGAGTGTAGTCCAGCCCTTATCAAGCAGCGGACCGATTGTATCACCGATACCGGAGATACCACTTGTAAGTGCGTCCCAACCGCTTGCGATCGCGCCA